GGATTATCTTGCCAACCAATCTTTTGAATAATGGCATTTTCAGGTGGATTAAGCACAAACCTTTGATACGTTTCGTCAGACTCAAATTCAGGATTAAAAGTAATCCATATCTCTGAATCTTGTTTCCTAATCGTTGGAATCAATACATCCCATGATCGTTTTGATACCGACTGGGCTTCCTCAACCCAACAAATATCGACACCTTCGAACGATTTTATGTTTGTGACGTTATTTTTTAAGCCACTAAACGCAAATTCTGTACCATTTTTACCACGAATTGACGTTTGAGTAATCTCATAAAACGATATTAAACCTAGATCAATGATCTGATCTGACAGCAATTTGTGGACGGAATCTTTAATTGAAGTTTGAAATTCTCGCGCACAGAGGATACGCAATTGTGATTTAGCACCGAGAATCAACAGCGTTCTAGCGACACCCCATGACTTAGCGCCGCCTCGACCGCCGTGCAATACTTTATATCTAGACTTTTCGAACAAACAAGCCAGTTTGACAGGGAACTGTGCTTTAGCTATTGCTGCGCTAAGTTCACTCATCGCGCTTTGGTGGCGTTACAAACGATACTTCAATGCCTTGCAATAACGGTGCGCCATCTGCGCCTGTAATCTCTGTTTTAGTCGATTCACGGTATTTCTTGGGGAATCGTGCAGCCATTGAGCGCGACCAGACCGAGGCATTAAGATTATCGCCTTGATACTGGTTAATCAGGTTTTGTTGGGCAGTATCTTCCCACCAAAGCAATTCTAAATCCTTTGCCAAGTCCAAGGCATCTCGAAATTCGGAAAATTCATCCCGCCAACGATATAAAGTTGCCGTTCCAACCATCAATTCAGCGGCAATTGCCTCAGTTGATTTTCCAATCTTTCCAAGTTGAATCGCCCGTTCACAAAATGCAGGATCGTACTTGCTAGGTCTGCCTACAGGATTACTCATTGTCCATTGAATCTGAGTTTGCCTCAGTTTCATCAATAGTTACTTGGGTTTGTGGATTTGCCATTACAGCGTTGTATTCATTCAATAATTGCAACGGCACGCCTGGCTGATTCAGCAATGCCGCTACATCTTCATTTAATTCTGAAGTGTTTTGCGGATTTGGATACGGTAAATAAACGTTAGGATTCATTTGTTGGCTCAATTGGTTCAGCAGGCGTGGCTTGCTTTGCCATCTCAGCTAAGATTTCCTCAGATGTTTTAGCAATGATTGCAGGAAACTCGCGCAATGCTGCGGCGATAAAGTTCCATTGTTGTACTGTTAAATCTAATGTCATTTCTTTTTCCCTTTCTTTTCTGCTTCACGTTTTTCAGCGTAGGCAATTGCCACAGCTTGCTTTACGGGTTTACCCGCAGCGACTTCGGTTTTAATGTTTGATTTAAATGCTTTAGGACTAGCTGATTTTTTAAGTGGCATGATTTTCCTCAATAAAACAAACATCTTGCCAAGACATCACAAGATAGCGTTCATTATTTTCGTAATATTCGTGATAACTCAGGTATTCATCCTTACCCATCGTTCCAAAACGGACGTAATCACCCACTTCGAGTTTATCAGCAGCGAGTGGCCCGACAGCAATTACTTCGCCCATGTTGTCTTTTTCAGACATCACGACTTCAATAATTGAGCTTTTTACCCTTACATCGGGTTTAACGACAATTTTGTCTTTTAGCGGCTTAAGCATAAACAGCCTTCTTTGCGGGTCTGCCACGCTTTTTAATGACTTCTTCGTAGGGTTCTACGATTACGGGTATCTTTGAATACTCGCCGCACCATTCATTCATGTGTTTTAAATGATGAATAGGATAACGTCTACATTGACCGTGGACATCACCACGCAGCCAAAATAGACAGTCGTAACAACTAGCACTAGAATTGATAGCAGTCATTCATAAGCCTTTTTATGTCTGATTAGCAGTCTGTGGTGCGCTAACACCACCGGCTGCGATTAGCAATCCTGATCGTGATCCATGCGCTTGTGATCGTAAATCACCTTTTCGCCCATGTGTCCTTTCATTTCGCCCAAACGACCGTCGTGTTTACCCATGTGACCGGCTTCGCGTGCGCCGATACCATCAGCTTTGCCCATGCCAACGCCACCAGCGATAGGGCGCTTACGCTCGCCGCTAGTATCTGATGCTAGGACACCTTTAGGCATTTTCTCGCCACTTGCGCCGCTGTGGAATTCTTCTTTATCCACTTTTGAAGCGCTAATTTTCTTTGTGCCGGTGCGATCACTTGATGCAACACCTTTGGGCATTTTTTCGTAGGCCATGTTATTTGTCCTGAATTAAGGTAAATGAATTTTACTCAAATTAAAGCGATATGCAATATATATACTGATTTTAAACCTTTTACAATCAATTTCATAGCGAAAGGGTTGCAATAACAATTGTGCAGCCGCCACCAGGCTTAATCTTGCCTCGTGCTATCTCAATCTTATCAAATTGCCCATCATCATCAAATACCCCTGCGTCCTGTAGACTATCAAATAACGCCTTTAGGCGATTGTCTAGGTCAATGCTGCGCCTATCCCTTGGGAATATTGTAATAATGGCTTGTAGGCGGTTTTGACCGAAACTAGGTACATTGTTGACCGTAATGTATTCTTGCACCGCCAATTTGTAATCCCTGCCGCCTTGACTGAGAATTGTTCTGCCACGGAAATTGCGCCAATAAGTATTCATGGATGGCGGCAACGGTAACTGTAGCGTGGCAATCATTTAATCCCCACAAAAACAAGCAATGCCTTCTTCGTTTGGGTCAAATATGGTTTTTTGATCTGCTGCAAATTTCACCATACTTGCATAATTTGGGCGGTCTTTGCGAAAAGTCGCACCGCTTGGCTTGGATGCCAATGCCAATGCCTCCATTTTAACCCACCATGTCGCTCTTGCAGGGTTTTCTGCAATTAAAGTTGCAACTTGATTTAATGGCTTTAAAAAACATAAATCACAATTACCTGCCAAAGTCCTACCTTTATATGTTGGCAATTCAAGGTTAAATGGTTGTTTATCCCAAAAATCACTAATTTCTTGAACAGTTACGCCTGCCGTAAACAATGGAATTCTTCGTTTATCTTTAATTTTTGTGGCTCGTCTATCTTCATCATATCTAAGCCCAATCCATGATGCATTTTCTAATTCTGATTTTGTGCAATCATCAAACAACCCAGAATGTTTAAGAAAACACGCCATTGTTCGTATTTTTAATTCCGAAGTGCAAAACCTTGTGACTGGATTAGGAAGATATTGACGCTTTCGTATGATTGCTTCAAAAGGTTCACCATCCCTTGATGCTGTTTCGTATGTAACTTCTTTGTACCTATGTACTGGGTCTTCATGGTCTTGGTACTCTATCCAATGTATTTTGACTCCCCAGTTAACCGAACAATCATTTACAAATTTTAAAGTGGCTTCTTCCTCTTTGCCTGTGTTTGCAAAACATACTATTGCTTGGTCAGGCAATTGCCCCCCCCCCGCATCTAAAACTTTCTTTAGCATGTAAGCAGATGTTCTGCCGCCGCTAAATGATATGCAAGTCGGTTCTGTAATTTTGTATGGATTTAGCATTTGATTAAATCACGCTCAAACAATTCGCCGATTGTGCGCCTGTGAGCAATTTCCCAAAATTCCCTGCGTTGCTCTTTACTCAATTTGTTGCCTTGATCTATATCTGTGTGACAGGTAAAACACAATGCTGCAATGCGGTAATCTGATGCTTTAATGCCTTTTCCTTTGCCATCGGCTAACTGGTTACTGTGCGCTGCGACTACTGTACCATCTTCAGTTTCGCAAAGCTGACACGGCAAAAGCCTGCAAGCCTTTAGGAGTTTTGGATTTCTGTACATTGAGCCTCCGACCATTCTTGTAAATCAACAACGGCAATTTGCATATCAATAGCAACGTCAGCAGCAGCGTCAAATTGTCCTTTTAAAACAAGTTTGCGGTATTGTCTGACCAATGTTGTAATTTTAATTAGGCTTTCAGAATAATCGATCATTTAGTTAATTTCTCTAATTGTCTATTGTTTGCTTGCTCTGAGCGCCATGC